GAATGTAATGTTGCCAAGGAAGTTATTGTTGACGATGCCTGTAGACTTACTAAGGAAGAAGTCATAGCCAAGATTCTTTGGAGTTGTACATTCTACGGCTATACACCGCAGACACTCAAAGATACATTTGAGGACAGAATCGAGCACAAGATGCACACCAGTTATGGTACTATGGCTAGAAAACTAGAACAAAAGTTATACTTCAACTATTTGCCAGGCCGTAAGAAAAGGGAGATCCTCGAAACCATGAAGCTCGCTTCTCATGATAGTATATCCATGAGCATGGAGGATTGGGACTACTGCAACAGAAGAATCTCCCAAGCATCCAATATCAAAAAGAAGCGTGACCATCGCTTGGAGAAGCGAATTGATTATCTCGATTATCGAGAAAAGTATGAAGCTCTCCGAGAGAAGTTCTTGGGTGGTAAAGATATTTCCTTCCATGACATGGACTTCATCTATGATGGTTTCTCTATGCTGCAAACCAACATGGAGACTCATACCTATGGAGAAATCAGCAGAGTGGATTACCTGAAAAGACTGATAAAATACATAGATATGGATTCAGAGAATGAGTTTTTCAATCTGCAGAAGCTAGTCGTATTATGTAAGGTGTCTTCACTTCATCCTCTTTCTTTGAAGGAGGAAGAAAATATCAAGAGTGAGTTCCAAATGTTGGCAGGAAAAGGAAAATTAGTCTTTGGTACGAGAGAGGTAAGTTCCGGTGTAGTTGATTTGCATTTTACGATACTTATTCAGAAATACGAAAAACGTCAACCATAAACCTACTCGGATGACTACAGGCATTTCTTTGACTGATATTTAGAAGACTTGTCACCAAGGTGGAAACCTTTCTCTATTGACCTCCATCTTGGTTTTTAAGTTCATTAAACTGTGAGACATTGTAAAACTCCGTAAAAGCACCACCCTTGCTTTGATTTCCTCAAGAATGAGCATGACCAAAGACATGAAAACGAGGTTGAGAACGATAGACCTCTAACAAAAGAGGAAGGCTTCCCCTACCCTCGTCAAGTATGCCTTCCGGTGGAATATGGGTTATCAGGAAGTCCATTTTGCCAGCAAGGTGGATATTTGACTCCTTGCTTTGCAAACTTCGCGTGGATATATTCCCAAAACTTATCCTATCAAACTCATAGCAAGTATCATGGAGGAAGACAATCTCCCTTGTCAGCAGGAACTTGGCTTGCTCTGGACTATCTTCCAAGAGTAACTCATGATTGCCAGCCACAAAAATATAAAGTTTGGCGGGATGGCTTAACAACCAGGAAAAGAAGTCCTCCATGCCATCCTTGCCAAAGCCAGACACTACACCGCCAGCACAAAGCAGGATGTCAGCTTCTTCAAGGATATGAAGCCACTTGTGCATTCCATGAGAGTCAGAGAACGCAAAAATCCGATGTTCCTTATAGTTGAATAGCATAAATCTAAATCTTATAAAGTTAATACTTCAATGGTGAATGTGGGCGGAATCTCTTCCGACCACATTTTTTGCATTGGCTTCCTATTTCATTTTTTAAATGATACGAGACCTGTTTTCTTATTTTTCCTGACACACTTTATAAACATCAAACCATAAACCATGCAACATGTCAAGCAGTTTGATTTTATCGTCTGAAGATATGGGTAAGCCGGCAATGTCCTCTGGTTCGAAGCTGAAGGATGAGACTTCATTTTTTAGCTCTAGCAAGAGCATATCCATTCGTTTCTCCAAGTATTGTTTCAACCAAGAGAGTTCGTCAAAATCACAAGTTGGAATTTTGATGTTTGATACATATTTTTGTTTCTTATCACCTGTCACTGAGTACAAATTCGCAAACCATATATCGCCAAAGCCAACATAAGGGGGATAAAACGAAATGTGTAAATTAGCACTGACCCCTAAATCAGAGTAACGGCCTAATATAGATAGAGTTAGATAGAAATAGAGGGAGGACAGGATGAAAAACGAAATGTGACATTCACCTAACATTCATGTAACATTCAATGAGCATTTGAAGGGTGTTCAAAGGGATAATGTAACATAGGAGGCGATAAGAGGGCTTTTTAAGGGGTTGGATGGGTACTTTATCACCCATTATCGTGCAAACGGCTCCTGAAGGCTCCTATCGCCTTCTATTGGCTTCATGGAGGGCTTCTTCCCTGGTTTGACAACTGTTCGATGGGGAGAGACAAACGGAGAAAAACAGAGAATATCAGAGAAAAACGGAGAAAAAAAGAGATTGCTTTTTTATGGTGGTTAACTTCCAAATAATAAATATTTAGAAGATTTCTTTTATTTTATTCTTCCATATAATTATTATTTAGTATCTTTGCAACCGAATAAAGAATAGAATATACGACAAAATTATAAAGCTATGACGAAGGTAATACATGTACACCTGCTTGCAGGTAGGAAGAACTACTATTTTGGCTCTATATCGGCCATATTTGACGTTTTAACGCCCGATCAGATAGGCTATACTAAGAACAGCCTGTTGCATGCAGGATTGATCGATGGAGGCTGTTTAATCAATGGTAAATCAATGATTATTCAGAGCCATTTGATACGTTCCGGAGGCAAAGAATAAAACGGCTAAAACGCTTATTTAAAAGCACTTAAACGGCTTGTAGGCTATTTTTGAATAGTTTGCAAGCCATTTTTGCGCCTTATTCATGAGAAAAAAGTAATATTATAGCCCTAAAAATAGTTTAGGGGTTCACTTAGGGGTTCGTTTAGGGGTTCGATATCCGATGTAAAAATATTGTTTATAGCTAAGAAATGGGTATAATTCTATTATAAAAATAGCTATTTGAGGTCTTTTTATAGTGTAAAAAACTGTATATTTACCGATATTTAAGGGGTAAAAAACAAGTGAAAGTCCTGTTTTTTAAGGACTTCCACATATTTATATATATAAAGCAGATACGTTTCATCTATTCAAGACTGACACATCCCACCACTAATGCAAGTCCTGTAATGTCCTCTTTAGGCAAATCAAATGGAGGGAAGTCCTTGTTTTCTGAAACAATTTTAAAGCAACCTTCTTTTTCGCTAGGCATGATTCTCTTCACCAAAATTCCTTGATCTCTCGTCGCTATCACATGGCAACGGTTCCACTGAATATATTTGGTTTCATGAAGAATAGTGCATGCTATTACATCACCAGACTTGAAATGAGGATACATAGATATTCCTGATACTTCAATCATGAAGTCAACATGATTGAATCTAAATTTTGGAATGATATAATAATCCTTCACATCATTTTCTTGTATGGAAAAACAATCGTTCCCAAAGCCAGCAGCAGCGTGTTCTGTAACCAGTGGTATGGGAGCAATATCAGAAGAAATTCCTTCCATTGCTGGTATTGCTTCTCTTTTGGTCTCAACATTTTGTTGAACATCGTTCTTTACGAGCATATCACCTTGACCAGTTAGTAACCATGAAGGATTAACGTATCTACACTTTGCGTATATTAACTCTGAATCAAACGTATTTCTAGCTATCCACGCACTAATCGTCTGTGGAGACACTCCTAATAGCTTGGAAAATTGAGCTTTATTCCCATTAGTAAAATGAGAAATCAAAGCCTCTAACATAGATTTTTTATTCATAATATGTTAAAATTTACAGATTGTAGATAAAAATATCTCCAAACCCTTTGTTAGTATCAACAATTTGTTTATCTTTGCAGCGTGTTTGTTAATTGAACACGCCGCCAAAGATACAAAATATTGGCGAGATACGGATAAGATATTAAGATTTTAACATAAAGAAGATATGAATAAACGAATAATTGTAGAACGAGGTGTAGGCAAGAAGATTGCTTCCCTCATGGGTATAACAACTGAAATGGTTAGCAAATCGCTCAACTACAAGAAGGATTCCCATCTTGCAAGAAAGGTAAGATACATGGCCATTAAGGATTTTGGTGGAGAAATAGTTGGTGATAAATAGAATATTAAAAGGATGGAATTATGAAAGAGGCATTGAGCATGATATTCGGCAAGGAATGGAAATGGTTTCTGAACCTTGCTCCTCAAATGAAGCTTAGACTCATCTGGTTTGTGGTTAGCTTCTGTTTGGCTTGTGCGCTTTCCTTTGAAAGCAGCAGCGTTTTAAGTGTAATAGCCGTGGCTATAAACTTTTGTGCCAGCAGCATCGCTTTAAGAGGTGTTCCTGGTGATGGACTTGAAGAATAAGGAGAATATAAATATGGATACAAAAAGAATTGAGACATGGAAGCATCAGGAGGATACATTCAAGTTGCAGCGTGAGATTATGGAACATGTAAAAGCCATCCGTTCTTTGGAAGAAAAATTGGTAAGCTTAAGAACGGATGACCTTTGTGAAGATTTAGACTTGGAATCTATTCCTTGCCAAAGTCTATGGAGAAATCTTGAATTGATTGAAAAGAATCCTTCAAGCTATTCTCAAACTCAGCAGCAATTTGACGAAGAACCTTGCTACTCAACACTTGACCTTGTGGTACAGAAACTGTTACATACACCCAAATCGCCACTCCAAATGAAGGGGTGCTCCATCCACTCACTGGGTAAGTCCGTTCAGTTCTGCATTTCAGGTGAAGTTGACGAAAATGTTTTCGGGCAAAATCACGAATAGTGTCTGCCTCCAGCTCATCACAAGCAATATTAACCAAAAATTGCATCATAATTATAAAAAATTGATTCAACGGTGCAAAGATAATAAAAAAAAATAAGGAATGGAGTATTACAATAAAATATTGTGTGTTACCTTCGAGGAGTTGGCTGGTGGTGACGAACCTGTCATTGTCCGAGATACTCTTAGGACAAATGTTAGGCGTGGCAATATCCAATGTGCTCGCCAAGGCAAGGGTAAAGGTAACTATGCTCTGTATGTGTACGCCTCCCTTCCCAAGAAGTACAGAATGAGATTTGAGGAGAAATATGGAGATCCGAATGAAATCCTGGAACGTCAGGAACTGAAGGACTACATGCAGGTGGATGAGGAAGCCCGTAGGTTTTATGAAGCGTTTGAATATGATTTGAACGGTGTTCAAACGAGGCTTTCACAGAAGCTGATAGACGAATATACTCAGAATGCCAGTGTGCTGAAAATGCTCCAGGAGCGAATGAACGAGCTTCAAGCTACGACACACGCCCTGGGTGGAGGAAGAAGAAACGACCTTTGGGGCATCGTCTTCAAGCAAAGCGAGAAACTGAGGGAGAACTTCGGTCACACCCTTCCCAAGAACCTTGCCAGGCTCAAGGTGAAGATGAGTACCTTCAAGAAGGAGGGTTATCCATCGCTGATAAGCGGCAAGATTGGCAACAAGAACACCTTGAAGATAACCGAGGAAGCTGGCAGAAGGCTCATTGCTCTGAAAAGGAGCAGGGTTCCTGTGCTGAACGACTCGCAGATCTTCGAGCGATTCAATGAAGAGTGTGAGAGCCGTGGATGGAAGCCTCTGAAAAGCATCAGCGGCATGAAGGCGTGGTTTAACAGTGCAGCCATTCAGCCATTGTGGTATGATGCCGTATTCGGTGAGCATAAATCACACCAGCTGTTTGACCGCAGACACAAGACGGAACTTCCTCAGATGAGGGATGCACTCTGGTATGGAGACGGTACGAAGCTGAACCTCTACTACAGGGATGAGGAAGGCAAGGTAAGAACCACCAGCGTATATGAGGTAATAGACGCTTACTCTGAATGCCTCCTTGGTTTCTGCATCAGCGACAGCGAGGACTATGAAGCCCAATATCTGAGTTACCGAATGGCCATCCAGGTGAGCGGACACAAGCCCTATGAAATCGTATATGATAACCAGGGTGGTCACAAGAAACTGGAGAACCAGGAGTTCTTCAGGAAGCTCTGCCACATTCATCGTACCACGACCCCATACAATGGAGCCAGCAAGACTATCGAGAACCTCTTCTACAGATTGCAGAGCCAGGTACTTCACCAGGAATGGAACTTCACCGGACAGAACGTTACCACTAAGAAGGACATCAGCCATCCGAACCTGGAGTTCATCGAGGCAAACAGGGCGAACCTTCCAACGCTCCAGGAACTGAAAGCTCTGTATGTAGAGTTCAGAAAGAAATGGAACGAAATGGCACATCCTGCCACGGGTGAGAGAAGAATCGACATGTATGAAAAGAGCGTGAATCCGGAGACACCAGCGGTGACACCGAATGACATGGTGGAAATGTTCTGGATTCAATGCGACCGCATGAGCACCTTCACATCCAGCGGAATCGAGATAACCGTCAAGGGCAAGAAACGAACCTACGAGGTAATGAGTGAACCAGGAGTGCCGGACATTGAATGGAGAAGGAAGCACACCTATCAGAAGTTTGTGGTGAAATATGATCCATACGACTTCACAAGCATCCGACTCTACTGGAAGGATAAGGCTGGAGAACTGAGATTCGAGCGAGTGGCGGAACCTTACCTCGTTATCCATCGAGCCAAGCAGGAACAGACCAAGGAAGAGGCACTCTTCATCAGGCAGCAGCGTGAGGCAACCGAACAGAGCCGTGTTGAGAGACAGGTGGAGGCTAGGAAGCTGGAGTTTGACGAAGGTGTTGCACCAGAGCAGCATGGTTTGCGCACTCCTGATCTGAAGGGAATGAGCAAGGAAATGCAGAGACAGATAGACCGACGTGTACGCAAGTACAGAGGTCAGCCGGAGGAGTTGGGCATCGGCAAGGTTACCAAGAAGATAAGCAACATGGACTGGAGCCAGGAGTGCAAGATAGTGGAGTTTGACGATGTGAAGACTCTTGGAAAGACATAACAAACATTTTAAAATAAAGAAAGGAACTGAATCATGGAGTTAACAAACAATGACAAGCAACAGATAGCGAACAGACTGAGATTGTATGTTGCCAAGTTCGCAAGCCAGAACAAGGCCGTGGCAAGTATGAAGGGAACGAGTGCCGGAACCGTGAGCAATATCCTCAACGGCAAGTGGGACAACATCAGCGAGGACATGTGGCGCAAGGTGAGTGACCAGGTGGGACTGGTGAACGGCAGCGAGAAGGACTGGCAGGTGGTGGAGACACATGCCTTCCACGAGATTACCATTGCCATGAAGGATGCACAGACCTTCAAGAACGTGACATGGGTTGTGGGTGAGGCCGGATGCGGCAAGACCACCACGGCAAGAATCTTCGGTGAAGAGAACCGTGAGGTATATTACATCCTCTGTTCTGAAGACCTGCACAAGGGTGACTTCGTAAGAGAGATAGCCCACAAGATGGGTATCAGAACCGACGGGTTCACGGTGAGAGAGCTTTGGATTACCATCCAGAACGAGCTGATCAAGATGGATGCTCCCCTGCTGGTGTTTGATGAAGCGGACAAACTCATAGAGAGTGTCTTCCAGTACTTCATCAGCCTCTACAACAAGATTGAGGACAAATGTGGCGTGGTGTTCCTCTCCACTGACTACATCAAGACACGCATTGACCGTGGCCTCAGATGCAAGAAACGTGGCTACAAGGAGTTCTACAGCCGCATTGGAAGGAAGTACTTCGAACTGGATGATACCACGCCACACGATGTTTATGCCATCTGTGTGGCCAACGGACTGAGCGACGAGAAGGACATCAACGAGGTGATTGTAGAATCGAACTCCTGTGAGTACGACTTGCGAAGGGTGAAGAAGAGCATTCATAGAATCAAGAGAATTAAAGCTATCAGAAAATGACAAGAGCATTGACGGTGAAGGAAGTGTTGAAGCAGAAGAAGAAAACATTTGCCTTCAAGGGAAAATGGAAGGATGCCTTCGGTGAGCCAGAACGTACAGGAGTCTGGTTCATCTGGGGCAAGAGTGGAAACGGAAAGACAAGCTTTGTGATGCAGCTCTGCAAGCAGCTCTGTGAGTTTGACCGTGTGGCATACAACAGCCTGGAGGAAGGTGACTCGCTGACCATGCAGAACACCTTGAAGCGATATGGCATGAACGAGGTGAACAAATCGTTCTACCTGCTGAACGGTGAGAACATGAGGGAGCTGAGTGACCGACTGGATAAGCGCAAGAGCGTGAACATCGTGGTGATAGACTCCTTCCAGTACACACAGATGAACTACAAGGAGTATATCCGTTTCAAGGAGGCTCACAAGGACAAACTCATCATCTTCATCAGTCATGCTGCCGGAACCGCCCCACGAGGCAGTGCTGCTCAGAGCGTGATGTATGATGCCACCCTGAAGATATGGGTGGAGGGTTTCAAGGCTTTCTCAAAAGGTCGCTTCATCGGAGAGAAGGGTAACTATACCATCTGGGAGGAAGGAGCCAACAAATATTGGGGTGAGGAATAAAAAGGAATGGAAAAGGAATATAAAGAAGGTGACACCATCTATATCCTGATGGAAGCCATCATGGCAAGTACATTGATGGATGACTGGGTGAACCATAACTATGGATGTGACATGCTCGTTCACCGTTCGAAGAAGCATCCGGGGAGCATCGTCGTCGAGACAAAGAACCTCTTGTGGGCGAACAGAATCATCAAGTGGTATCAATACAAGGAAGTAACTTATCAAACCAAATGAGACATGGAAGAAGTTATCAATAAGATCATGGAGTTCATCAGGAAGAATACTGAGGACTTCACCTATATGGACCAGCAGCTGATTTATGATGATCTGGCCGGCAAGCTGTCAGACATGTCGGTTGATGCGTTGAAAAACGAGTATTTAAACAATAATTTAATGGAAACTGAAAATGAGTAGAGTTAGAGGAATGATTGAGTTGAAGCCAGACATGAATGGCGAGACTCGTGAGACATTGGTGAGTGTGGGTCATCGCTGTGAGTACTGTCAGGGCAACGGCTGGTACTGGGGAGCTGATGACATGGGGCAAGGTATCAAGGTTACCTGCCCGAAGTGTAAAGGCAAGGGTGAACTTGATGCAGTCATCAACATTACCTGGAAGCCAACCTGTAAAGATTAGGGCTTATGGAACAGCAAGTGACTAATTTCGCACGGTTCTACTCCATCTTGAAGCGTGTACCGAAAATCGGTGACGATGAGTTCTTCAAGAAAGAAATGGTTTACATAGCCACCGGAGGCAGAACAGAGAGTTTGAAGGAAATCACACGAAAAGAGTATGATGACCTTTGCAACCTCCTGGAGAAGCGTTTCCCTGAAAAGAGAGACATCTATGTGGAGCAGCGCAGAAAGAAGCGCAGTTCCTGCCTGAAGCTCTTGCAGAAGATTGGGGTTGATACCACCAGCTGGCCAGCCATCAATGACTACTGCAAGAGTCCGAAGATAGCGGGTAAGGTGTTTGCAGAACTTGACATCGAGGAATTGCAGCAGCTATCCAAGAAACTGAGAATGATTCTTAAAAAGAAAGAAGAATAACTATTAATTTTTATAAGATTATGAATACAGAAGAATTTTTGAACGGCCTCAGTGCCGAGCAGCAGGAGGAACTCCTGAAGAAGTTGGCTGCCAAGAAGCAGCAGAGTGAACTTGACAAGCGCAATGCCTATGAGGGCATCCGTGACAACTTTGCCAAGAGCGTGAAAGACAAGGTGGTGGAACTCTCGTTGAGAGTGAAGGATTTCCGTGACTGGCTCGACAAGGAGGGCGAGGGCTTCAAGGAGGTGATGGCCGAGTATGGCAAGCTCCGCAACAAGGACCAGCGTGGCTACACCCTCGTGGTGGGTGACTTCAAGTTTGAGGTGAAGAGTCAGGATGTGAAGGGATTCGACGAGCGTGCCGAACTGGCTGCCCAGAGACTGATGGATTTTCTTGGTGCTTACATCGAGAAGAGCGAGAAGGGCAAGGATGATCCGATGTACCAGCTCTGCATGAACCTGCTTGAGCGCAACCGCAATGGTAAGCTCAACTATACGAGCATCAGCAAGCTCTATCAGCTGGAAGGCAAGTTCAACGATGAGGAATACACCAGCATCATGAACCTGTTCCGTGAGAGCAACGTAGCCAAGGAGACGGTGGTAAGCTATTACTTCAGCATCCGTGGTGAAGATGGCGTTTGGCGCAAGATTGAACCATCTTTCTGCCGCTTGTAGCAGAAGTGTTTGATTATTAAACTGAAAATGAGGCATCCTGAAAAGAATGCCTCTTTTTTTATGCCCATATTTGGAATATTTTTGTTATTTTTGCAGCCATGGCAAAGGGAAGAGACAAAGAACTGGTCAATACCAGGAACATCCGTATTTATGAGCGTTACTATTTCTGGACTGAGGTGAAGAGACTTCGCTTCGATGACGCTTTGAAGAGATTGAGCACTGAAGAGTTCTTTCTCTCGGAAAGTCGTATCATGCAGATTATACGGGATATGATCCAGGCAGGTGTAACCGTGGATGGAAAGCGAATAGAAAAGCCTCTGTTCACTGGCTTCAAGCTGAAGCCACGTTCTAAAGCTTCTTCACAGAAACCGTCACCTTACGAGGAGGGGCAACTGTTTGGGTGTCCTTGATGATGTCGGTGGCAGAAATGGAATATACCATTTCATAAACCTTGATACCATGGTTGAAGGTGTAGAACTTGGAAGTCTCCCTCACCAGCATGCCATCCTCCTTCGGGCGATAGCCCTGCAAGAGGCGGTGAAGTTCCTCCACCATGGCAGCCCTCTGCCTGATAGCCTCCATGGTTCCACTTCCATAGTGGGTATCATCATAGCAGTCGATGATGAGCTGGACGTTCACCTTGACGGTTCCCTTCTGGCTTTTTCCTTCCAGGTTGCTCCATGATGCCTCCTGTAGGTCGATGAGCACAGCCGGATAGGTCAAGGGGTACATGTCGGCCTCGCTCTGGTCGATGTTCTCCAGCTGACCGTAGTTTTCATCAACGAGGGAAAGGCTAGGCATTCCCTCCTTGACATGATCAATGATTTGATAAAGAAATAATTCCATCTTTTATTTTCTCCAATGATTCGTTAATAGTTTTGTTAACTTTCACTTGCAGCTCCCTGGAATCTCCCATGAACTGACGCTGTGGAATGTGCGCCTTCACCGTGATTCTTGTTTTCCGTGTGAGGGCAAGGCACTTCCACAAGCGTGCCTCTTCCGGGAGTTCCTTGGGGAGCGATCCTTTCCCGTTGATGCCAGCAAGCGAGTAAACCATGTGCCAGGCATAGCGTCTCATCTTGGGTGATACGGTTGGGTGCGTGGTGATGTCTCCACCATCATTGTGGATGGAGGCGTATGGGACAGGGTTCTCTATGGTGACCTCTCCGACACCGGGGGTGCTCTGGATGGAACTCATCAGATGGTTTCTCCTGGAAGTAAGCGGTCCATACTTGGCATCGGGACCACCCTGCTTCTGTCTGAGGGTTCTTTTCCATGGATGCAGACCATCATCAAGCCAGCCACCATCACGGAAATTCTGCTTGAAATGGTTGACTGCAATCACTCCCACTTTTCGAGGGAGGCGGTCATTCACCTCCCTCATTATGTCATCTTTGGCCTTTTCAACCAGTTTTTCTATGTTTTTTGCATCCATAGGCAAAGTTTTTTATTATTTTTACTTGCATTTCGAGGAAATGTTGTATCTTTGCAACGTGGAGGGAGCGTTTAATCCCATTCGGGACACGTCCTCCATTCCAGCCAGGGTTTTACTCTGGCTTTTTTGTTAATAGGATTTTGTCTTTTCCTACACAATAAATTCGTTTAAATAAGCGATATTGTGAAGTACCTTTCAATCCATTAAACTTTGCAAATCCACGTTCAAAAGTTTCTTCGTCAAAATTGTCATTTGGATAGAATACAACTGCTACATCAGCGTTTGGCTTAGAAGCGCAATGTTTCAATGCTCTTCTGATATTATTATCTGTTCCTGTTTCAGCTGCTGCTATCTCGAAAAGCATATCATCCCAAGTTCCTTCTGTATTTTTATGATTCAAAATAGAATGATCTTCTTTTTCAAGAATGACTTTATGGCCATTTTTGCAAGCCACATTTTGGGTTGTTGTTTCATACCAACCTTTTTTCTTATCTATATTGTGCTCTACATGTGTGGCTTTCAACCCATTACTAACAGGGTCTAATACGACATCTTTATATTGTGGATTTTCTTTGTATGACAAATATTCCTCTTGTCTCTTTTCTTTTTTCTCTGTTGGCAAGTTAGAATCTATCTTTCCACATTCATAGCAATGTTTCTTTTCATTCCTGAAGAAAGTTCCCATCTTGTTTTTGAAGCCTTTGTTGAACGGGCATGAGCCACATCCTTTTGGGAAGTATGGGTGATTGTCGCTGAATGTGTGTCCATCCTTACCCGGATTGTTCTCCAGACCTCTCTGAGGCTTTGTAGGCTCCATGTCCTTGGGACGGACAACGGGGTCATCGGTGGCTTCAAGCGAGCACTTGCAGTTCCATCGGTCACCTGGGTGATGCTCATTCCAGAAAGGATCATCCACCGGGAGGGTGAGTTTCATCTTCCAATAGACCCTGTGGTTTCTCTCCGGCTCCTTCGAGGTGGTAGGCATCCATCTGAGGTTTGGAAGGATGTCCTTGTTTCTCTCGAACTCTCTCCAGTCGGCAGCAGCGTGCGCACGGATTACGGCCGTATCATACTCAGTCTTCAGCCAGGAACCCACCTGGTGGAAACTGATGGAGCGCACGTCTTCCACCCATTTGGAGAAAGGTTTCAGCTTGCCGTCGGCATCATAGAGCTTTGCGGCCATCTCCTTGCCCATGGTGTGAACCTTGAAGGCGGCAAACACCTCGTTGGAGTGTCTGAGTGCCCGGTAGAAGTCTTCCTCATGGGTTGGTGGGGTCTTTGCCTTGGCAAGACCTTCCACGGTTCCCTCGTTGATGACACGCAGCACCTCACGCCACATGGCTCCCTCTATTCCGTTTTCGGTATCGAAGCCCCGATAAATGGTTTTCAGGAACTGGGAGAGAATGTCTGCATTGAAGCGGATTGCACCATCCACGTTGTCGAAATGGTGGTGTCCGCACTGGCATTGATGGTCTCCATAATAAAGCGTATCAATCAGAAGTCGGTGTCCGCCCCGATAGCTGGGGCTACTCCGAAAAAACTCTTCAAGCGGTCTTTGAACGGTTTTTTATCAGTGTTCAAAGGCTCTTCTCTATGGGGGTCTTCCCCTGCTCTCTGAAGGCTCTCACGGATGGTCTGCTTCTGTGCCTCGATGCTTTCCTTCTGCTTGTCGTAGTCTTTCGGCTTCTCGATGCCAAATGTTTCATAGAGCCAGTCATCATCCATCGGCAAGCCCATTTCCTTCATGCCTTTCACCACGTTGAGCATTTCCTGGGTGTCCACCTTATCCTTGTGGGCGTAGACGAAGTCTCCACCCTCCACATTGAAGCCCAGGCTTGTGAAGATAGGCTTCATGTCGTAGTTCAGAATGTCGAGGAGGAAATTGCGGTCATCCACGTTCATGTCATTCTCTTCCTCCTTGTGTACGGTTCCGAGAGCTTGGGTTCCCGTGTTCTTTGCATCTGTCGTAAGGGTGTTGCCCAGCACACGAATGGAGATCTTGCTGTCCCAATACTCGGCAAAGTTCTGGTAAAGGTCAGAAGAACCAGTCTTGTTTCCAGCCTCGATCAGTTTCATCTCACTCTCGTTCGGGTGGATGTATACGGCATTGCTTCCCTGGTTTCTAGCATCGGCAATAATCTTCTTTCGGGCATCCTCATCCCCGGCATCGTAGGTGTACTCACGGATAGGCATGCCGAAAATGTTGCAGAACTTCGCCCAGTCGCTCATGTCTCCACGCTTGTAGAGGACGGCAGGGAGAATCTCTGCAAAGATGCCAAGTCCACGCTCCGTACCTACAAACAGGGTATTGGAGAAGTTCTCGATGTCAACTCCATCCAGATCGCCCTGGTATTTCAGAATCTTATGGAATACCGGGTCGTAGTGCTTGCGGTTGATGAGATCGTAGCGAATATCGCCCTCATCGTCGAGGTAGAACTGAACGAGGGTGAAGCCGTAGAACTGTGACATCACCAGGTCTTTGCACAGCTGCTTGAACCATGGAGAGCGAAGCTGTCGGTTGATGGTTTCATCCGGCTTGCCGTCACGCTGGAACTCAATAGGGATTCGGGTTACGCCACGGAGTCGCTTGTCGAGCACACCGGAGAGGTGAAGGTCGAGCTGTGCCGACTCGTACATGTCGAAGAGCTTGACACGATAGGAGAAATCAATGCTCTTGGCGTTTCTTACTGAATCCATGTAGTCCTTCATGTTGAACATGAAAAGTTCAGGCATCTGAAGGAACACGTCTGGTGGGCGGTTTCCTGCAATCTTTCTGAAACCACCCTGTACTATCTTGCTGGAACTGCCATTGCCAGGCTTGCGTCCGAGTCTATTCTTTTGCTTTTTCATTTCTTACCTTATTATATTATAATAATGTGGGTCTGACATCATCTGCCATGATTTGCCATCTTGAGTTATTTGCCACCTCATCATCGGGAAGCTTTGGAGCACCGTCGATTGTGATGTCTCCGTTCATCACTCCCTTGAGCCACTCGATGGCCCGGTCGTATCGGTCCTGTCGTATCTTAGCCAGCTTGTAGGGATTGTGCTGGCAGAAGATGTGATAGACGGTGATGTCGATGGCGAACATGAGGATGAGGGCGTTTCTTTCCTCTCCTTCGGCTGAGAAGATTTTCTCACAGTCGTAGGTCTTGTTGAGATAGCCCTTCATTTCTGCTATAGCCCTATCCTCGCAGATTTCAATGATCTGTGGGTCGTAGGCGGTTGACTCCTTGCGGAGCAGGGAGTCGAGGATTTCACGATGTATGGTGGCATCGTAGTCCGATGTGTTGATGAATTTTGCCATAGTTACATTCTGTATGGGTTGTTATCATTGAGTTCTTCGTATGAGATGGTGACTGTCGGCTCCATCTCCACGACCTTGTTTTCAAGGATGGTGATTCCGCCCTCTATGCAGTCGGGACCGTCGGCATTGTATGGAAGGTGCATCTCGAAGAGCTTGAACTGGTTGATGAGTTCCGGCATGTGTG